AAAATTAGTCAATTTTTCTATGATGCTCAAATCCGTCGCTTCTTGTTGCAGTTTGCGCGAGTATTTTCCAATTTTGATGTGGAGTATGGCCCAAACCAAGCCGGACAAGGGCCAGGTTCAGAAGTGGATACTCTGGTGCGTGTACCAGTGCGCTACGGTGATGCCAGTCGACAGGCCCAAACTATCTTGCAAAACAACTCGGCCAACGACATGCCAGCAACTCCCTTGATGACATTTTACATCACAGATCTCAAGTATGATCGTCCCAGAATGCAAGAACCCTACTTTGTGAACAACATACAGGTGCGACAAAGAACCTATGATGCCGACACTGACAGCTATGAGACCACCCAGGGCAATGCATTTACCATTGAACGTGCCATGCCTGTGCCCTACGAGATGACTGTAAATCTGGATGTCTGGACATCAAACACCAATCAAAAAATGCAGTTGCTGGAACAAATCCTGACCTTGTTCAATCCAGGACTGGAAATACAAAGCACCGACAACTACATAGACTGGACCAGCTTGACTGTGCTGTATCTCAAAGATGTGCGCTGGAGCAGCAGAGTCATACCAGTCAATGCTGACAATCCTATTGACATAGCCACCTTGTCATTTACCTTGCCCATGTGGATCACTCCTCCAGCCAAGGTCAAGAAACTGGGTGTGATCGAACGTATCATTGCCAGTGTGTACGACGTACAAGGTGATTTGGCCGAGAGTCTTACCAACAGTGATCTGTTGCTGGGCACGCGACAAAGATTTACTCCCTATGGGTATCAAGTGTTGTTGATTGACAACAAACTACAGGCCTTGAGAAAACAACAGGTCATAGACGAACCCAATGCTAGTCTGACCCCACCCGACAGTCCATCCAGTAATTTGCTGTGGCAAAGCGTGGTCAACATGTATGGCACCCTGCGTCCAGGCATCAGTTACATCACCCTGGAACAACCAGATGGCACTGAAATCACTGGTACAGTGGCCTATGATCCAACCGATGACCGATTCCTGTTGTTCACTGTCAATGAAGGCACTGTTCCTCCCAACACCCTGGCACCCATCACGGCCGTGATCGATCCCTTGATCAGTGGTCCCGGCTTTGGACTACCGGCGGCCGCAATAGGTCAGCGTTATTTGTTCACACAGGCTACCGGAAGTTACGACAATCCAGGCGCGACCAATCCTGATGCCTGGGAAGGTGTAGGCGGACAACCTTTGGTGGCACGGGCCAATGACATAGTAGAATATGATGGCTCACGGTGGCAGATAAGTTTTGACTCGACATCAAGTCCAGATAATATACAGTATGTTACTAATCTCACCACAGAGCTACAATATCGCTGGACTGGCAGTGCCTGGATCAAATCATATCAGGGACTTTATCCTGGAGGCACATGGAGCCTAGTGTTGTAACTGCCGTGGGTGTATGGTTCTATGCCATGAGCACCCAACGCTATCTGTATCTAATGCGCAGTGATCCCAAACACCCAGGATCGTGGGGCTTGCCCGGCGGTCGTGCTGAACACGGTGAAACTCTGTTGGATGCCATGAATCGTGAATGCCGTGAAGAAATGGGCTTTGTGCCCGACTATTTCAGACTGATACCTTTGGAAAAATTCACTACTGCTGATGCAGGATTTGAATATCACACCTTTTTCTGTGTGGTTGATCAGGAATTCCAACCCCAGCTCAATGAAGAACATCTTGGATATGCCTGGATTGATTCTGGCACCTGGCCCAGACCCATGCACCCAGGACTTTGGTCAACTGTGAATTTTCAAGCAGTGCAGACTAAAATCATGACCATTGAAGCCACGGTTCAGACGTCGCAGTAGCCAATGAAGTCAAGATAAGTCATGTGTTGCACATTGGCGCAATTCAACCAGGCATCCGGCATGCGTGTTTTTTGGCCTATCAAATAAAACCTAACACCACGGTAGGCTTGAAATATCTTGGAGATTTGCTGGATCCATTCGTTGTGTCCGCCAGACATTTCGTCATTGTAGCCCAATAAAAATATTTCTTTGTGGCCATCAAATGCTGCCAGATATATGATGGTGGCCATGTCAGTGATCCTGGGCTTGTAAGGAACTAGATAAAATTCACCCGGATGTTGGATACAATAGCGAGGAGTAGTGTAAACAATGTTTTGTTCTTGATACTGCTGAGACATGATCTGTTGCAGATCAGGCTGACTGGTGGCCACGGTAAAATCCAAACGCATTTGTTGAGCTATGGCACCAGTTCCATAGGTTTGTAATTTTTTTGAACCCAGCAAGCCACCACGATGTCGTTGTAGACGTGTATAATCAAATTGCCAGGTATCTAGGTCGCTGCCAATGCAAGCAGCTCGTCCTGAGATATGATGGTTTTCAATGGGATTGACTATCCACTCGCGATTTTCAGTTTTTTTGCCACCAGTCCACTTGGTTTGAAGTATGACAAATTCGCCGGCGTAGTTTGTTCTGAATCGAGCTTGCATTGGTTCAAAATCCTGTGGTGAAGATATTGTAAAATATGTTGGCGCTGAGGTCCGTGGTCTTGGGTATGGTTGGCGTGCTTATTCTCACTTCCATGACATCACCACCACCCTGTTCGCCCATCTGCATGCGTATGGGATAATAGGTGCCTGAGATCAAGGCCGCTGTGCCACTGCGTTCAGTAGGCCCATGTAGGCCACCGTTGTTGACCGTGGCATTAGCTGTGGTGAATCCTGACAGTGCTGTGGCACCTATCCAGAGATAGCTGGCATCATCGCTGGTGGTAAAAAAAGTGTAGGTTTCAGTGGTAGTAGCCAGAAAATAGCCCAGCCACTGAACGCTGAAGTTGTCACCACTGTGTCCGTCCTCTATGGGGCTGGTGTTGACACTCTCTGCGACCTGTGTGGCTGTGGCAAAAAAATTCACGTTGTCGGCAAAATAACCTGTGTACCTGCGTCTATACAGGCCATTGGCATAGGGTAAGGCTCCCAAAAACATGCCGCCGCTAACAGTGCAACCGGCCAAGGATAAAGGCACTAGAACCTCCCTACAGCTACTTCAATTGTGCCTATGGTTTCTGAGTCGTATGCTTCAAGAGACTTGCCAATGATGCAGGCTGGTTCATACTTGTTTGGGTCAAGGCGTGTGGCCACACCTGGAATGGTGCTGGCAACCAATCGGTCACCTTTGGTAATAGTGCCTGTGACCTGACATGGAACACGGCCTGTCAAGGCCACTGGTAAAACATTGTCACCGGTCTGTGTGGCATTCATCAAATAGCTGGGATTAGTGGATATGACACCAGCCACACGTGTACTGTGGTCTGTGCTGGCAATGGTGATTTCGGCAGGACCACCAAACTCTACTACCGTGCCTGGAGAGTAGGTGCCGTCGGCCACATACATCTCGGCCAAGTCCGCATATTGTGCCGAAGTGGCCTTGGCAAACACTGTATTGAAATACCCTGTAGCATTTCCAATATTACCAACTCCGTTGGCTTGATTGTTAATAATACCAGCGGTGGTAAAACTTGCGATACTATTACCTGCTACTGTAATAACAACATTGCCGGCTGAACTCGGAATATTAACGCTAGTTGTACCGGAACTTATACTGTTAGCACTTAACGCAGAAATTTGTGCTGTCACATAGGCCACGGTAGCTATGTTGGAGCCACCCACTGTGATGGCGTCATGTACTCGCAGGGTACCGTTGGTGGTGTCCACTGTGATTTCTGCCAAGGCTCCGGTAAATGCCGCATTTTGTGCATTGGTTCCGCGTCTGTATTGTACTTGTGAGGCCATTTTGAGTTCCTATAAGGTATTTATGTCACTATGGCACGGTCTGTGACCCTGCGCCAGTTGGTGCCGTCGGCAAAGGCCGGCACAGCACCGCCGGATTCATTGGTCACATAGGCCATTTGTCCCGCTGGCGTGGCTGCGGGCAGGGTGCCGACAGTGTAGCTGGGCAACACAAACTGATCTGGATAGATCAGGCCCGATAAAACCAAGGTGCCCAGATCTGCTTCTTCGGTGACACCATCGGTCACAAGACCCAGATCATCTGTCAGGGTCACTGGTTCGGTCACTGTGCCAAAATCTGCGCCGTCCACAAAGAGTTCGCTGCCACTCTGCACACCAAAGGTTATGGTGTCCGTGGCCGAATCAACCACTATGGTGATGCCATCTCCAGCGGTCAGGGTCAGAGTATCTGCTATGCTGTCAGCCACTGCGCTGTTGCCACCTGTGACAGTGATGTTGCTAAACACATTGATACCAGACAAACCAGCACCGTTGCCCAGGATGTTGCCACCTGTGACATTACCAGTGGCCGATATCAATCCACCTGTTAAGATGTTGCCACCTGTAACATTACCAGTGGCTGTGATCAGGCCCGCGGTTCTCAAGTTGCCACCTGTAACATTACCAGTGGCAGTGATCAGACCTGCGGTGGTAATATTACCACCCACAACATTGGCCGCTGATGTAATGGTTCCAGTTGCTGAAATCAAGCCAGTTGTTAGTATGTTACCAGCTGTGATGTTGGCAGTGGCAGTCACTGTGTTGGCCGTGATCACATTGGCGCCAGTGATGTTGCCACTGGTTCCTGTGCCGGCTATAAGATTACTACCTGTAACGTTGCCAGTGGCACTGACCACTCCGGTAACCGCAAGTCCGGTGTTGGCAAACACAGCCACGTTGCCAGTGCCAGCAATACCCACTGTGACATTGCCTCCCGAACTCACCACTGTGACATTGCTGGTACCATTGTTGATGTTGGAGCTACTGGTTATTACACCTGTAAGCAAGGCACCGTTGCCAAGGATAAAGTTGCCGGTTACATTGCCAGTAGCACTGACCACACCACTCACAAAAGCACCAGTATTGCTTACAGTCAACACATTGGCTGTACCTGCTGAACTTATTGTGACATTGGCGTTTGACCCCACTATTACATTGCTGGTGCCACTGCTGATGCTGTTGGCCAGATAGTTTTGTGTAAATGTTAAAGCAGTGGTGCCAATGGTGATTGGATCATCAGTTATCAACTTCCATTGTGTGTCAGCATATATGGTGCCTTCGGTGACCATGACGATCATGCCGGCTTCAATTTCACCGTTTTCGTTGCCATCGCTGGTCCTGGCCCAGGTTCCGTTGGCGCCCGACCCTAGGGTGGTCACCAGATAAAGTCCGTTTTGGCTGCCTGTGGTTTGAGCTGTGACCAACACACGATCATTCAAGCTGAGATTTATACCATCTACACTGTTAGGAGCACCACCACTCAAGTTGATGTTAGTGGTGGTAACTACTCGCGTGGACTGTTTGTAGTCTAGGTTGAATATCTGCGCGGCACGCGGTTTGGTTAAGCCCATTGTTCTTCCAATAATATCTAATATTTAGCCAAAAAAAAATAGGACTCCGCGGAGTCCTATTTTGAGCAGTTGCCTGCTTAGACGCGGCCAACCACTACTTCTATAACTGCGTCGCCGTCACTGTCAGCAAGTGCTTTGCCGATCACTGTTCCAATTTGTGGGTTGGCTTCAGCTCGTGCTACACCATTGCCAGCACTGATCATCATGTCGCCTTTGCGCACAGTACCTGTGACACTTGTGGGCACACGACCTGTGAGTGCTACCATGGCTGTGTGCTCACTTTGCAGGCCGTCGTTCATTCTGTAGCTGGGGTTGGTTGAAATCACACCTGCTACACGTGAACATGCATCGTCGACACACAAGGTCACTTCAGCCGTGCCGCCAAACATCACAACTATGCCTGGTGCATAGTCTGCGTCTGCGGCATATTTTTCTGCCAAGTCAGCGTATTGTGCTGAGGTGGCCTGGGCAAATATGGTGTTGAATTGAAAACTTTGACTTCCAATGTTGGCTATGGTATTGCTTGTGGGCATGATGTTGCCGGTGATTTCTACATTTCCAACAGTTGCGTTGACAGCAATCACAGCATTACCTGGGCTGTTGCTGATACTGGTCACCGATGTGGTTGTGGTGATCTGGCGAACATCAATCACGTCACCCGAAGCCGGAGCTTCAGTGAACGTGAGCACGCAGGTTGGATCTGTACCAGATACGGAGTAAGCCAAAGTTGGAATCTGTACCACACCGTTGATAGACACAATACAGCTATTTGTGGTCTGCGTGCTGCCCAAGGTAAAGGCCACTGTACTTCCATCACCAGCAAATTGCTCGTCGTCTATAACTGTAAACACTGGAACACCCACTGAAGTCCATGAATCGTTGTCGTAGATTTCCAAGGCATCTGTGGTGGTGTTGAAACGCAACATACCTGTGACACCCACCGACGGACGCTGTGCTGTGTTGCCCACTGGCGTCTTGATTGAGCTTGTGACAGCAAAGTTTACAATGGCATTGGTGACCTGGGTTGATGAGCCAAAGCTGGCTGTGCCTGTGCCGGCATCCACATAGAAAACGTTGGCTGCAGTATCGCCGTCCACAGCAAAGTCTGTGTCAATGTCTGAACCATTGATGGTGATCCTGCCTGCGGCCGGTCCATCTATAAAGCCTGATGACAGTATGAGATTGGCGCTGTTGACGTTGCCAGTTAGGCTGGCTGTTGATCCGGTGATAACACCACCCACAGTTGATGCAGCGGTTACGGTTCCAGTAACTGACGCACTTGACCCAGTGATCACACCACCCACTGTTGATGCAGCTGTGACTGTGCCACTTGCACTAACTGAAGTTCCAAACACATTGCCATTGAAATTGACTGCATCAACGTTGCCACCCACTGTGACTAGATTTGATGTTTTGTCAAATGTAAATCCGGCCGTTGCATTGGCCACTCCTCCATCGTTGAACAAAATCTGGGTATTGGCACCAGGAGATGTGACCGATCCTTGTATGTTACCAATCAACCAAGCGGCTATGACATTGCCTGTGGCACTTACATTGCCGCTGGTTAGAATGTTGCCGCTCAGGCTGGCACTGGTACCTGTGATTACACCGCCCACAGTGCTTGCGGCAGTGGCTGTGCCAGTAACGCTGACACTTGATCCAGTTATAACACCACCCACAGTTGACGCGGCTGTTTGTGTGCCAGTGACACTTGTTGATGTGCCTGTTATAACACCACCCACTGTTGAGGCTGCTGTTTGTGAGCCAGTGACACTTGTTGATGTGCCTGTAATGACTCCACCTGCCACTGATGCGGCTGTGACACCACCTGTTACTGATGTTGATGTACCAGTTATCACTCCACCTGCTACACTGGCAGCAGTTACTCCACCTGTGACACTTGCGCTTGTACCTGTAATGACTCCACCCACGGTTGAGGCGGCTGTAACTGTGCCGGTAACGCTTAAACTTGTACCTGTGGCCGCACCAATGTTGGGTGTGGTCAGGTTTGCACCAGCTTTGACTGAAATATTGCCTTGTCCATCAAAGGCCGTGGTGTTGTTGTCAACCTTGGCTGAGAACACTGTGCCTATTAGGCTCAAACCAGCTGCAGTGTTGGCACTATAGACCTGACTCTGGCTGAACTGAGCAAATTGTATGTTGCTGGTGCCAAATGTGATGGTACCTGCAGGTGAGTCAACAATCCAGGCTGATCCTAAGTTTACATTACCGCTCTGAACAAAGAAGTAGTCATTGATGCTCAGTGCATTGGCATTGGCTGGCCCATAGGTGTCAGTATCGCTACTGCGTGTGATTACTGTAGCGTTTGACCAAACATACACACCGTTTTGTACAGCATTGGCCTGATCCTTTACCAAGATCCTTGTGCCCAGGGTCTGCACGTTGGCTGAGTCAATGAGGTTGAACGAGCCTGTGGTGGTCAAGGTAGCACCTACACCATTGCTCACGCCGTTGGGTTGTGCATAGGTTACTGTACCGCCAGTTGTGGTAGACAAGGTTGTAGTGGTAGCAGCTACCACGGCTTCGTGATAAGAAATTGCAGTGGTTACAGCATTGTCCACATACAGTTTGGTGGCCGCATCTTGATTTAGCACCGGTTGTGCCAGGCCATTGATGTAGGTATTGTTGACCACGATGTTGCCTGAAGTGGTGTCAAGATTTATGTTGCCAGAGCCAGCTCTGAGTGTCAATGCTGTGGCATTATAAACTGTTCCTGTTTCAACATTGGCGCCAGTGACGTTGCCGGTCACTGATACACTTGATCCAGTGATCACACCACCCACTGTGCTTGCGGCTGTTTGTGTGCCAGTTACGCTGGTACTTGTACCAGTGATAACACCACCCACGGTTGAGGC